CAATACATTTTTTCCTTGACTCAACCCACCCGCTGCCATATGACACATGAACAAGGACTTACCTACACCTGTACCTGCCAAGGCAATGTTTAATGTTTTCTTCGGGATTCCTCCCTTCGTAATTTTATTAAACATATCCAAATCAAACGGAATACGTTCTTCTTCCTTATGATAGAAGTCAAATCGTTCGTCTGAATTATTGATGTAATCATGACCAACCGACGAATCAAAACACACACTCAATGCTTCTTGCAAGATTTGTGGAATGCCGTCGGGTTGGTGTACCTTATCCTTGCCGTCAATAATTTGAATTGATTGCACAATCGCATTATATACCGCACGTTCCTTACAGAATTTTTCGGATGCATCAATTAACCATTTAACATTGGGATCCTTCTCAGGAGTCAATGAATTAATTACTTCTTGAATTTTTTCAAATTCATCTTCAGTAACTGTTTTATCTTTTTGAATAGTGATGACTAATGCTTCACGGGTAGGTGAAGCATTATAATCATCAACGAATTGCTGAATTTCATTAAAAATCTTTCTATCGGCCCAATCTTGAAAGTATTCACTCTTTATGAATGGGATGACTTTACGCAAATATTCTTCATTACTTAATAGATTACTCAGAATCGTCGTTTCTATCTTCATCACTATTTACTTCCCGGTTATAGGCATCCATGAGAATTTGCTGCAAGATATTACCTACTGTTACATCAATGCGTGTCTTTGTATCATCATTAATTGTAATATGTTCAGGAACAAAATGCAAGTCATACTCAAAGGTTAAATGCGCTTCACCGCTTTCATCATTTTCATCAATATTTTGAATCTTGCCAAATACAAACAATAGATCCTTAAATTCACCCTCTAGGATTTCAATAAAAAAATCAGGTAATCCTGCATCCTTGTTTGGGTTTTCACGAACAGCGAAATTATGCATTGTCATACTCCTCTTGAATGTGGGAATCATCAAACTCACTAATAAGTGATCCGCTGGAAATTGAAAAGTTTTCTTTAATCCAGTCATTGAATTCCTTGTCCTTTAAGATAGGTATCCAGAATTCTTTATTATACGTATCAGCATGGCGATACTTCTTTTCTTCACCCTTCTTTTGATACCACCCATTTGATGGCTTTACAACGTGTCCAGATTGTAGTGCAACATCAAGCAATCCTGACCAGGTACTAATTCCTCCTTCGAAGGATACTTCAACAGGAATCTTACTCTTTTCACGAACAAAGCGTGACTTTTCAACATTGATAATGAAGTTATATCCTGTGAGTTCATTCCCGTCCTTTTCCTGCTGACGACCGATGATGAAAATATTGTCCGCAGAATAATAGATACCCGTGCCACCTGATACGATATCCTTGGGATACAATCCAATTTCCTTATAGGTATGATTGACCACAACCATAGGAATATCCTTAATGGTCAAGTGTGGTGTACACATACGAAATAAACTCTTAAGCTGCTTGGCACGAGTCATGTCCGCAACACTCTTACCTTCCAGCGCATCTTCAACTTCTTTCTTTGATGCTAGGTTGCCTACAGAATCTACGACAATGATAACATGATCGCCACGTTCAAGACTATTGATCTGTGACATAAGATCATGTTTTAATTGTTCAATATCGGTAATAGGCGAGTGAATTACGCGACTTGCAGGAATACCGAAACTTTCGAAATATGCCTGTGGTGCGCCGAACTCGGAATCATAAAATAACAACGCCGCATCTTCATACTTTTCAAGATAGGACTTTGCCAACAACATAGAAAATGCTGTCTTGAAATGCTTTGACGGACCTGCAAACACTGTTAATCCTGGGACCATCCCGCCATCAAGACGACCAGACAACGCTACGTTAATCATAGGAACTGGCGTCTGAATCATATCCTTCGAACTAAAAAACTTCGACTCACTTAAAATCTGTGTTTCACGAATAGTTGAATTTTTTTGTAACTTACTGAGTATACTCATATTAGCTCCTTAAAATAAAGCATCAAGTGATGCAACGGGTTTCGAATTCCAACCTAAACAATCAATAATCGTCATTAATGGATCAAGGAAACTCTTTTCGAACATTGTATTATAATCAATATACTTATGTAAATCAAGTTCCTTAGGCAACTTTGATACAAACGCAATACAGTTTTCATGAATAGGATTTGGCGTTTTCAAATATAGATATTTGATTTTGTCTCCTTCCTTAATCATCTCATACTTCTTTTCCAATTTCTTGTCACGCACATAATAATTATGGAGCAAAGCAGCGCGAACTTGCAACGGCGTTGCTTTCACGTAGATAGATGAGTTTGACGAATATTTCTGCAATCCATTTGCACTCCGAGGAAACGCAATCTCCTCAGGAGACATGTTATTGAAGGTATTTTCAATATGAGCAATATATTGTTGTAGCTCATATTCTGTTCCCGTCAATGCAATTTTGGCACCATCGCGCAAATATTGTCGAACCGAACTTGGCGTTGAACTACGCACAATTTCAAGGCCCAGCACCTTTAACTTAGGTTCCTTATACAATACACCTTCACTATCATACACGTTTAGTGCATAACGCTTTTTTGCTACCCAAATACCACGATCAGCAATAACCTCACGCTTAAACTCAAGCTTTTCTTGATACGCATTTGTGTAGTGTGCCAATTGTTCACAGGCCTTGTTCATGACGGGAACAATTTTCTCCTTGCAAATCTTATCAATCAACGCAACGATTTTGTCCTTGGGTTGATTTGCAAAGAATTTATTAACTACGGTATCAAGTGTCACATAACAGGAATCAGTATCTGAATAGAATGTATAGGTCTCGCCACGAGTATTACAAATACCATTAAGGTATTCATCAATCGCATGACCTACGTGTTGAATGATATACTGCCCCGTTAACGTAATTCCTTCTGCAATACGATCATCATAGAATCGAAAATATTCATTTGCCCACGCGCCGTACAATGAGTTTAGCTGAATCTTGCGCGCCATTTGAATATTGTTATACTTCGAGATCGACTTTACTAGCTGTGGATCCTTTGTAACTTCATATTCCTTCTGTGCAGCAATCATTTTCTTTTTATAGAAAACACGTTCACTGAAAATCTTCTCAACGATTTCAGGGAACAATCCTTGCTTTTCTCGCGTGAAACAATGCCCATTCGCTGCCATGGCATGATTAGCATTTTGTAGTGTTACCCGATGATCGCTTTTTTGCTTTAACAATCTTTCCGGTGAACTATCCAACACCACCCCAGGAATCATTGTTTCCGGTGACATATTATACTGCATGATAATTGACGGATACAGCGAGGCCGCATCGAAACTTACAACCCAATCATACTTACCTGGACGGGGTTCCATCACGAAGGCACCTGCAATCGTTCTTCCTGGACGATGCTTTTTCTGATGCACAATGATGTTTTTATTCCACAAATGATTATACAGAATACAATCCCACGTGCGTACCGCAGAATATACATCATTGTAATTACACTTCGCATCATACGCCATAGTAATGATTAGCTCAATGAGCTTCATCTTATCTTCAAGGGCATCAACTAGTTCAACGTCAATAACGTTGTATTCAACGAAGTTGTGCCAATCATTGTGATAAAAGTCACGAAACGTTTCATATTCTGTTTCGAGCTTCTTACGTCCCAATTCCTGTTGTGCGATATAATCTAGCTTATAGCTTTCTTGTGCAGAATATGTGAACTTTTTATATAGGTCAAGATAATCGAGTGTAGAGACACCAAAGATATCGAATGTCTTGTATTCCTTGCCGTTGATCATGACTGACCGATCCATCACAAGCTTCCACGGCGATAGCATATTTGCATACTCATCACCCAGCAAATTACGAATACGAGTAATGATATACGGAATATCGAATAGCTGAATATTCCATCCTGTAATTACATCGGGTTGGGTAGCATGCCAATACGTCAAAAATGTTTTTAGGAGATCCGCCTCATCCTTACAGCGCACATATTCGTAATTAGCGGTATTAGTAATATGTTGAATCTTATTAACATCAAACTTCTTTGACCCGAAGGTTACGATCTTCTTAGAACTATAATCCTGTAATGTGATAAGCAGGATTTCTTCATTCGCCTGATCAACGGAAGGAAACCCATACTCTGATGCGGTTTCAATGTCAAGCGTCAGGATGGTCATGTGGGACAGATCAAAATCAACGTCGCCACTATAATTTTCTGTAATGTATTGATAGGCATAGGACGTATTGCCATAAATGCCAAAATTTTCGACGCCTTCGTAATCCTTTACGAATTTCTTCGCGTCATTGATATCTAGAAACTTAATAGGATCCAGATGTTCATCAAACAAATTGGTATACTTTGTTTGTGTCTTAGCTTTAACAAACAGGGTAGGTTTAAAATCTACTTTGTTAAGCTGCTTCTTACCATTGCGAATTTCACGTACCAACAGGCGATTGCCGTACTGTTGTACACTTGTATAAAACTGAGCCATTCAACCACTCCCGGGTCTTGAATGTTAAACATATGATATAATATACAACGATAAATGGTGTTTGTCAAGATGTAAAACCAAACATCCTAGTACTATGATAAGCACTAGGATGTAACCTTTTTCAAAGTTCAGGTATATACATTACTTCATCAGTGATAGTTCTGATTTGGGGATGACGATGCCTTGACCAGTAATACGAACGTATTCATTTCGCAATTCTGCGGCGGGTTCAAACATCATCATAATGTGTTCCTTTTTGTATGCAAATGTTTTGTCATTTGCGAAGGAAAGATATGGGGCTAATCCAATTGTATATTGCCCATCTTGGCGAGGCATAATCATAACCATGAGCGGATGTGATAGACTTACATCACCACTTAATGTTTCTTGTACATCAGCGATGATATCTTCACCAAGGATAGTTTTAATGCATTGAATATTCATAATAAACTCAATTGTAGGGGTGTTAGGAGGGTACTACTTAATTACAAAATTTCAATCTTACGGGGCTTCTTTTCTTCTGGGATGATGCGTTGTAACTTCACAGTTAGTACGCCATCAATCAAAGAAGCGTCATTGATGATTACATCATCAGCGAGCGTCCACTTTCGTGTAAACGCACGCTTGGCTAAGCCACGGTGAACATATTCAACATCTTCATCCGTGTTTTCTGATTTGGCAGTAATGGTGAGAACACTTTCTGCCAATTCAATATCCAGCTCGCTGCGCTTAAATCCTGCGACAGCAAGTTCAATACTCCATTGTTCGGCGTCATGCTTAACAATGTTGTATGGGGGATAATTGCTTGCACTATTAACCGTTTCAATAGTATGAAACCGGTCCCAGAGACTATCAAAGCCAATAGCCCATGGTGTATTAAGAGAAGCAGAGTTAAAAGTATAGGTACGTGTCATAATTCCTCCTTTGAGCGAATGTGTTAGTGATACCCTTTCGGCGTATCTAAGGTTAGATTAACTCCTAACACCCCTACAATCAAACTTTGTTATTTCTTCTTTCCGATATTATACTTTGTTACA